ATTTTCGTCTAGATCAATGTACTCACCAAAACTAATGTCATCTAAGTTTGGTATAAATCCATAATCCGTGCCATCGAATGTAAATCTCTGTTGAAACTTAGGCTCTTCTAATAGTACTTGGTTGATCTCATTTATTATATTCTTTACATCCTGAATCTTAAAATAAAATACATCGGTTAATTTAACACCACAAAAGATCTGTATCATTTTCTGCATTAAAAATACATCATCTACATCCTTGTTCTCTGCAACTTTTAGAAATCTCTGATACTGTTCGAGAGTAATATCCGATAGTTTATTAGGTATATTAACTGTGATCTTCATAATCTTATAACGCTATTTGAATGCAATTTAAAAAAAAAGGGGCACATCTCTGCACCCCAATCATTAACTAAACCAAACAAATAAAACCTAGCCTTTCGGGTGATCTGCTAATACCCAATATTCTTTCTCACATAATCCTGAGCAAAACTTACCACCTCTATCGTGTGGCTTATTGCAATTGTCACAGCAATAGTTTTCTCTGTAAGTATCTATGATATGCTCTGCTATCTCTGACCAATTAACATCGTTAATAAACGCTAAAGCATAACTTTCTGCTAATTCATTTTCTGTTTCTAAAAACTGCTCTACATAATCCTTGAGTGATTGACCAAAATCATATTTGCTAAAATTCTCTATATCTTCTGCCCAATGATCTGTATCTATATCGTCAAAGATCTCTAAGTTCACACGCCAAGTAGCGTAGTTTGTCCATCCGTTGTGTTCTATGTTTTTCATAATTTGTTCTTGTTTTAATTGTCTTAGATCCATCCTAGATCGTGTCTTAAATATAAGAAAAAATCTAATAAGCCATACATCCATCCAATCCATAATACATTAAATAGAATACCTAAAACTATGTTTTTAATCGTAAATACTTCTTTAAAAATTTCTAGATCTTTTTTCATTACTGTTGTTTTGTGTTCATTAAATCTCTCCAACCTTCTAGCATCTGTATTGTAGTTTCAGTACTTGCTCTTTTTCTAATACCAAAGTACTCTCTAGCTGCTGTTGGCTGCCACCCTCTGTGGGGTTTCATTCCGGATTTATATAATTTAAAATCTCGAATACTAACCACTAGATTGTAATAACCTAGTGGCATTGGGTTTCCGTTAAAGTCGATTGTCTTGTCGAGGTCTTTTATGAATTGTATCTGCTCTTTCATATTAGTCCATTCTTCCATATTCAACAAACATATCACTCTTCTTGATGCCAAGACTAACTAAATAATCAGTTGCTCTATTGTAAAATATCTCACAGCTAACTGATCCTTGCCAAGGTTGATTACATAATCTACTCCCCTGAACATACATTTCGTAGCCTAAAATACAAGATCCTGAATCTCCGTACTCTTCGTTTACCTCTGTTGCAATCTTTTCTAAAGACTGTTTGAATTCTGTTTCATCAATTCCACCATCAAACCTAAAGCTATAAGGTGAATTTACATTTCTAAGTATCATAATTTTTGTTTTAGTATTGATTAATAATACTTAAAGATATTAAAAATTTGGGATAACACCAAATCTATATCTAGTTAATTGCGTATCTACCAAAGTTTGGTTTAGCTAGGATACTGTAAGTTCCGTATCGTAGTGCATCGATCAAATGATTATTTTTATCTTCCGGTGCGTTAGTTAGTTTACCTGTTTTATCTGTGATCCATTTGTAGTTTCTAAACTCCTGTATCAAATTATTACTTGACTTGACTAAGTTGATCTTGTATCGCTTCAATAGATCTATACCTGCTCTTACTGAATCCTGACCTTTAACACTTGGTCTTACATTCCAACCCATTCTTCTCAGGTTATCATTTAGTCTAGGCTCTGCACTATCTGCATATATTGGTTCGTTTCCAATACCAAAGGACTTAAAGGATCTATGTATATCCTCTGCTGTCATCATAGTCTTGTAGATGAGTTCTTCAGCATATAACGTAAAATCTTTCTTATAAATCTTGACCATAGCTGTAGGATCATTAGTGTATCCATAATCTAATCCGTAACTGACAAAGGTTGCATCTTCCGGTATCTTCTCTGCTTCAACGTATGTAAATATTATTGACTGACTTACACCTCTCTCTCCTAAACCATAAACTTGCCAATATGTATCGTCTGTGTCCTTTAGCCTTTCAATCTCTTTAATTAAGTTCTCATCTAAGAAAGGATTATCTAAATAGGTAGTTTTATGAAAGTCACAATCTTCTCTAGGAATCAGGTCATCATAAATCCAATGATATTCATCTGAAGGGTTATAGTCTAATATTACTCTTTCCGTTGTTCTAATATTTAACTGAAAAAAATCTTCCTTTGTTATTTCGTTAGCTTCATTTATAAATAGTAGATTTCTTTTTCTACCTCGTATCTTCTGTGGTTCATCTAATGACACAAACTCTATTGTATTACCTAATAGATTATACTCATTAATACTCTTTTGATGAAACTCTTCGCTGTATAATTTTTGATTGCTTAGGATCTCAAAGAAATCACGCATACTAGATCCTCTTAAAGATGGCCCTGTTTTTCTTGTTATGGTTATGATCTTACCTCTGTTCCTTAGGCAATAACTCATTATGATCCAAGTCAAAATGTTATACGTCTTACCTGAACGAGTACCACCTTGTTCAACGACAAATCTTTTATCGCTTAATTCAAGGTGATCATAAACACTATTGGTTTTTACGGATAACCTCAATCTCTACTTTTAGTTCTTTATCATCTACCCCTGCAAGTTCGTGTCTTTCAACATAGCCTCTATGCTTTCCTTTTGTCTTGAGATAAAATATTATTCCTGTAATATTGTTGTTATCTATCGCTTCAAATAACTTACCCTCAACAAAGTCTAAACTAACATTAAGCAGTTCCTTGACTTTAGCATCATACTCTTCATCCTCTCGCATCCACTTATAAGGTGTAGTTCTATCCACACCAATCTTCTTGGCTGCTTGTGACATAATGCCCATACTCTTTTCAAGTGCCTCTAGGAATTGTTCCTTTTTTATGTGTTGATTTTGTTGTCTTAAATTGTTTTTGGACTCTTCCACGCTTGGCTGTATTTATGTTCTTTTATATTTAACGCATCAAATACACCTTCTTTATATAGAAGATCTACTTCATCTTTACTAGCACCTATTGATTTCATAATATATTCCTTTGATACTTCGTGCTTATCTACTAGTACTCTTATTATTTCGTGCATCTTAATTGCAATGTGATTGCCTTTTGCTCTGTTGATCCTAATTGTCAATAGCATTCTTTCTGCCTCCGTAAGATCCATTACAACGCAAGGAACTTTATTATTGTATTTCTCTTTTAGCTTCTTGCTACTTCTTGAGAGATAGCTTCTATGATAACCATCTATTATAGTCTTGTCTTTATTGATTAGTATCGGCTGTATCCAACCATTAGTCAATATGCTTAGTTCTAATAGCTTCAACTCTTTATTCAATACTACATTAGGATTGTAGTCATTTGCATTTAACTCATCTACATCTACCCATTGGATATTGCTTACCGGATCATTTTTAAACATTATGGTCTTTATTTAATATTGTAAAATCGTGTCTATAAACAGGGGGGTATTGTTTCCCTTGTTTGATCTCATTAAAGTATTTTTCTACTGCATACTTGTTTCTTCTTGTACTATGGTGCATCATATGGCATCTCCAACAAAGGGGTTCTAATACAGCGTGTACCCTGTCAAGTTCCGCTTTAGTAATCTCTACAGGAAATCTACTAAATACATCTTCTAGTATATTTAACGTAACATCATAGTTTTCATTATGTAAATGTATTATACCTTCTGTCTGTTTGCATCTATTGCATTTTTTTGGATCTTGTATCCATCCGTACTTTCTTGCTGCTTTTGTAAGTTTTAGAGATCTGCTTCTGTCTGCTGCTGACCATTTTTTGTAACTTTTCATTTTATCTTGTTTTTAACGTATGTAATATTATTGCGTACTGACTGAGGCACAAATCCTTCTTTTAGAAATTTAGGCAAACTCATTTCTGTACAATATGCAGTAATATATCTAACTTGTTCATTACTTAAGATAGCATTTATTCTAGCGTTCCACAAATCTGTATATATCTTTTTTCCTCTGAAACTAGGATTAATATAAGCTGTTTTAAACCTAACGTGATTATCTGCAATATAACACCACCCTACTACACCGACAGGATTTCCCTCATATTCTGCTACCAAATACTTAGTGTTTGTTTTGTTTTCTTTATCTATTGCTACCCTTTCTTTTCTCAGATGTTTTGCAAATTTTCTATAAACCTTACTATGCTCTGAGGCTAATATCTTCATAATCAAAGTAAGATTGTTTCTTATCAGGGGTAGGTATAAATGTTCTTTTGTAATCGCCTCCTATGACCTTCTTAAATACATATAACGCAGGATAACCACCAAATATGTTTTCGTTATCTTTATTATTGTTTCTAGTCTTTCTTGCTCTTGCAACTGAATACATAGCTTTATTGTACTGATACTTGTCTTTAATGTTTTCTTCTATGTACAACAAAATTGCACTCCAACAATCTCCTGCTTTCTCCTTGTATTCATACGCAATCTTATCTGTAGATCCTTTAATAACATCTTTATAATATCTAGCTTGTATCTCTACTTCAGGGAAAATATCAATTATCTGATTATACAGCACCGGATCCAAAGTCTTTACCTTATGCAAATTCTTTGCTGCTTCTGCGTGTAAAACTGTAGCTACCCTCAAGGAATCCTTATTAAATATCTGCATATCATACACCTGACAATAATCTATCTTTTTATCATAAAAATATCTAAACACATCTTTTTCTTCCCAATCATATATTGGCTTACCTATATAACCATTTTTCATAGCAGGGTTTTTCGTTAGGTAAGAAACTTTACTCATTGTTATACCTGCAAATCTTAATAGACTTTCTGCTGCTCTAATTCCAACCATAGTACAACACCTTTTTTTTGTGTTAAAAACTACAGGATCAAAAGTGTACTGATCAAAAACTCCTTTTTCGGTAATACCACATTTAGGTTTAGGAACCACCCAACTTCTTCCTTCATCCCATTGTATATATTTTTCTTTCTTTCCTAATATATAAATCTCACTTTCTAGCTGAGTGGTATAGTATTTAAAATTGTATTTCGGATTGTCTACAAAGGTCAATACAAATTCTCTTACAAAAGAATTAATCATCTCTTCATCTCTAAAAACTACATTGATCTTGTCTGTTATATTCTCACGCTCAAAGTATTCTTCTACTAACTTTAACATAACTAAGCTGTCTTTCCCACCGGAGAAACTAACCCACACCTCATCGTGTCCATTGTAGATCTTTTCAATGCGATCTAACGCTGCTTCATATACGTTTTGATCTAAGTAAACTAAATCTTTTTTACTCGCCATCTATAAACTTTAAAATCATTTTGCTTTCGCTCATTTTATTCTCATCATAAACTTCTGCAATATATCTTAAAACTCTTTCGCTTACATTATCGTGATCGGCAAATTTATTTTTTAATCGTTTAAGGAAAGCATACCAAATGTCCATTTCTTCTTCATTACTAAAATATATAGTATAATCATTAAACTTCTCATCTGTTACCCCTTTGATGCTTTCAGTATCTTCTTCCTTATTAAATAGACTAGGATCTAACTCTAAACCCCAAGTATCTAATTCTAAGACATCGTATTCATTTGCTATTGTGTCCCATTCCCATTCTCCATAACTAAGATTGTCTTTAATAACAAATTCTTTTTTTTGTTCTTCTGTCCAATCATCTGCTACCATAACATCTACCTGATCAAGACCTGCTTCAATACAAGCCTTGAGTCTCATATTTCCACCTATCACAATCATATTCTCATCTACTACAATAGGTCTTTTTTCAAGCATTTCAGGAAAATCTCTAATAGACTTTACTAACTTCTGAAATTTAAAATCCTTTATTATTCTAGGATTACTCTGATTCGCTTTTACTTTTTCTATACTTATTTTCATAATTTTAAGCATTAATTTTTACATTTTTATTTACCATATAAATAAATATTTCTGCCATAGCAGGATCTGAGCCATCTATTATCTGTTTTGCTATTTGTTTTTTTGCTTCTTCTGTATTGCTTGCTTTTACAATTAAATCAAAATACTCATTTAATTTTTTATTATATCTGCTATACATAGAATAATTATTGTATGCGTGTAAAACTGTGCTATGATCATAATTCTTACCATTAGATTTAAAAAAATCTCTAATAGAAAACAAAGTCATCTTTTCTATATCTTTAAGTATATAAACTAAAAGTGATCTAATCTCTATATATTCTCTTTTTCTAGTATTCTCAAAAACATTTAAGCCTGTTAATTTTTTGATTAATCTAGCAGCTTGTTGTGCATATAACAATTTACCTTTTAAAGTCTCTCCCATATTACATATTCATTAATATCTTTTTCTATATTTTTTTTATACTCTTGTATTGCTCTTTCACATTTTTGTTCTCCACTAAAATAAAAATCTTCTGATACATCGCAAATCTTAGGCACTAAAGAATCTTTGTCTATAGCAATAAACAAAAAGTCCTTATAGCTTACGTTAAATAAATTCGAATAAATAAAACATTGAAGATCATAAGAAAAGTTATAAGCTGAGTGCTTAAAATTTCTAACATTTGTTGTGGTCTTTAGATCTATAATACCACCATCTTTAGTAATAATATCTGCCTTACCTCTAAATGGCATACCCATAACCTCACCTGCAATAGGTACTTCTGTTTGTGCTTTGTTTAGATACTTAACTAATTTACTATTTTTTAAAAACGCATCTGCTAATCTTTCTGCTGACTGTTTCTCTTGTGCTGAGAATACTTTTACATCCGGATTGCCTTCAAACTCTTTTAATGCCTCCTTAAATGCTACTGAGTTTTTTGACTTTACACTTGTAAAATGTTGTCTTTCATAAACATCAGGTTCTAATATAGCTGTATGAAACAGCCATCCATCTCTAAGAGGTTGTGTTTCTTTCTGACCATATTTTTGCACATAATAAAACTTCTTGTAGGAATCTAAAAGCAATTTAGCTGAACTGCTACTGAGCATATTTTTACCACACAACTTGTAGTAAAACTCATCATTATCCATATTGTTAATCAACTCTTGTTTATCCCAAACAGATCCATCTAACAACTTAATAGTTTCAACGTCTTTCATCCCAATCATCTTTTATAATTATTTTACTTTCTATTAAACTGTCGTAATCTTGGTAAGCTGTCATTAAAGAGTGTTTAAGATCTTGTATCTCATCCCATCTTGATCCGTGAGGGTTATCTTCCCAATCAAAAGTCAATACCTGTACTGCTTTTTTGTCTTTGTATATTCTTATTTCATACTCTCCACTACAATCTAACTTCCATTGAGTTCTTTTTTCTCTTTTATCACTTTCTTCTAGTTTAGTAATAAGTTCTGCTTTTGTGCATTTTTCTAATGTTTTGTAATAATCTTCGTGAAAGTGTCTTTCCTGTTTGCTCATAATTTTTTGTTTATTTGTTCTAATTCTTGTTCTACTCTCCTTGCTCTTTCAATTGCTCTCAATTTATCTTCTCTATATTCTGATATACTTAAATGATACAATTCTTGTTCGTACATTAATTTATTAGCAATTAAACTAACTCTAGTTACAGCTTGTCTAAGTAATTGCAAATCCTCATTATCAGGTCTTGCAGAGTACCATTTTTTAGTAATTTCTTGTAAGATTAAAAGATTGGTATTTAGATCAACGTCTTGGAGTGCGTTAAATTTCTTGTTTTTGTTATACTTTCTAATATCCATACCATAAAGATATTAAAAATATTTGATAACTACTATTCGTTTAACGTAATTTGTGATGAGTTATTTTCTTTTAACAAATAGCAGGGTTTGATCATTTTCTTTTTAGTCCATAGTGTAGTATCAGGACACCACATATCTACCGGATCAGGCATAGTCATATTATTTAACCAATACAAATAATTGCCTTTTGGATCATTTATAAAATATAGTTTAACTAAATCGTGTGGCATATTCATTAATTGATCGTACTTGTATTTTTCTAAAAGTTTATCTTCATAGTATTTGTTTCTAAACTTCATTTCAATAACACATTCGTGTCCTTTAGGGGTTCTACCTGCTGCATCATAATGCTCAAATCCACCACCACACCATTCAAGTTCCCAACCACTAAAAGTGTTGTAAAATGTAATTACTGTTTTTTCTAATCTATGTACACAATTAATATCCACTATTGTCCGTTATTATAAATTACATTTAATTGTTTTATCCAAGTATTATAAGTTTTTGGACTACAAGTGCAAGGCACCCAATAAGAATGCTTATAGTATATGGAATGCAATTCGCACAAAAGTCTTACTTCTTCTTTTGTCATAATATTGCTTTTTTTTTCTCTAAACCTAGCCCACTTCATATAGTGTAGATCACTCATTTTTCGATCATTAGCCATTCCTATTAATTTTAAGATTATTTAATTTTTCTTTTCTATCCTTACAACCGCAACTTTCATAACCGAATATGTCAAACCATATCTTATTATGTAACCATTTGATTCCTGTAATCTTAAATATTTTTTCAACTAAGTCCCCTAATTTCATAATTTATTTTTTAATGTTTGCAAAACTTTCTTATAGGTGTTATAGACTGAATAATAGCTTATGTCTGTTTTTTTACTTAATGTCGTAATACTTTCTCCATCGTCTATATACTCAAAAATTTTTCTATCGTACCAATGCATTTTTTCAAGATCAGATAATATATCTTTATAAATTCTTTCTACATCCTGATCATTATTCTGCAGTACATATCTTTTGTCTAACGCAGGTTCATACCCAACTAAAATTACCCTTCCTTCTTTCCTTTTAAGATCTAAAAACATACTTCTTAAAGTACGAAACACATAAAAGTAATTAATCTCTGTATCGTTATACATTAAGTCTGTTCCTGAATTTATAATCCTATTCAATTTAAGGTAGGCTTCTTGTACAATATCTTCTGCAGTTTCTTTATTACATCCAAAGGATCTTACTATTGCTATCCAATCGCTATGCTTGTCATATATTATTTCAAGAGTTGTTTTCATATAGTCCACCAAGTAATATGAAAACCAAAGAAAAACAACATAACAGTGATCTGTTCGTAATATTCTTCTGTAGATACAGGATCAAGATCCGGCTCTAAGTTTGGATTATAGTATAAAATACCTAAACCAAAACCATAAACAGGTATAATCTGAATATTAAAAACTGTATTATTTATGTTAAAATGTATCAAAAAGGTAAGTTTGTTTGCACTCTCTTAGGTAAATCTAATAAATTTTTGCCATTTATTTCAAATCCTACGTTATTTTTTACAGATTTCATAATTATAGGAGCATCAATTGCAGTAGGTCTGCCACCTGTATCAACATCTTTAACCTTTCTTACGTGGATCATAGAGTTCATCCATTCCGTTGGGTGTTGAATGTATCTGTGTATCACTATAAAATCATCTGCTCTATTAACAAACTTTCCTCCACCCTCTACATCACTAGCCATTGGCGGTATTGGATGACCTGCGTACTCGTGTCTATCGGAGTGTCTCTTTCTCAAAGCATCTGTATTTGCGTGTGTATTTAACCATATACTTACTTCATTTTTTTTACAAAAAACTCTCATCTCACTAGTTGCAAAATAATCATACTCGTGACCATTATGTGTTTTCGCTAATTGTTTGTCTTTAATTAAAGAATTGTAAGGATCTATAAACAGTCCGTGATAGTCCCATCCCTTTTTAATCTGTTCACTTAAACTTAAAATATTTTTATAAGAATACAGTTCTGTTGGATCAATAAACTTAAAATGCTCATTTACAAACTCTGCTCTATCTTTAAAATATTCTTGTTCTATTTTATTTATGATATTTCCTTCTAAAAATTCAATTAATTTTTTTATTAACGTATAGGGTTCATTTTCGCTGCTAAAAATCAGCCATCTTAAATTGTGTTTGACTGAATACATAAGCATTAAATATAAAATAACTGTAGTTTTTCCTGTATTTGCGTGACCTAATATTACATTAAAGTTTGATTTTTTAAATCTTAGATGTTCGTCTATATCGTGTATATCAAGTTTTAAACCTTCTTTAATCTTTCCGCTTCTTACATCTTCTATCTTGGATAAATGTTCCTTAAAATTAATTATCATTTGACTTGTTTTGCACTAAGATAAAAAAAAAGGGAATGCAAAAATTACACTCCCTTTATTAACATAATAAATTAAATTCTAAAAAGGTACATTAATATCTCTATCAGGACTGTGTTGTGCTGATGTCACTTGTTCTTTTTGGGCGTGATATAAATTCCAAGACGGATAAATCTTTTGTCCATCTTTAGAAGTACAAATGTCCATATCTAAAAATCCATTTTCATTTGCGTATTGTTTCATTGACTGAAGTTCTTTTATAGCATCATCAATCTTTACTCCTACTGTTGCTACTTTCCAATCTACGTTGCCTTTTTTTGTGTAAAAGCCTTTTGCTAATTTTGTGTTTTCCATTATATACTATTTAAAAATTCTTTTAACTCTTTAAAATACTCTTTTGTACGAGGTATTACTATCTGATCATTATCCTTAGCATAAGCCTGCATACATTCTTTAAAACAAACCTGTAACAATATACTATCATTTGTGTTTATAGGTCTACTTGTCGTTTTCCCACTACTTAAAGGAATCTCTTGAGACTGAATTAACTTTGCTCCTTTAGCTGTTTTATACTGTTCGTTTGATACTTCAAATTGTATCTCTGATCCTACAGGATATTTCCATTCCCCTTTTGCTTTAAACTTATACTCTATTCCATCTGCAAATCCAATGTTGTAGTTATCAAATACAACTTGCTCTCCCGTTTGATTATCAATAAATGGTGTTCCTTTTCCTTTTGGTGTAATGTACTTAATTTTACCCGTTTTCATAATTTTCTTGTTGTTTACTAATTTCTAATTTTGCTTCTAATTCAATTACTTTTGATCTAAGGGCGTCTACCTCTGCTTTTAAGACACGGATCATATCATCATTAAACGTCATTGTTTTCTGTTTTAAGTTGCAAACGTCTATGAATCTCTTCTTTAGCAGCTTTTCTAGTTGCTTCAAGAAGTTCTTTGTTATCTGAAAGATCAATAAGATCTTGGTCTGATAAAAATTCTACTAATGCTATCATAATTAATTGTTTCCATAAAGATATAAAAAATTTTTAATAAAAAAAAGGGATGCTAAAAAAAACACCCCCTTCTTAAAACAAGTAAACAAAAATTATTATCAAATATACATTTTTTCTAAATCTTTGACTAGTTTTTTATAATATTCTGCCATACTATTTAATTCTATATTAGAATACTTTACAGTTTGTTTACTCAATATGTACAATTCCTCACTAAGATCATCTCCTAAATTCTGTGCAAATTTATATTGCTCTCCATTTCTAAACATATTACAGTACTTGCATTGAGGCTTAACATTCCTTTCATCCCACCTCGTAGAATAATGTTTTCTGCTCATAAAATGTCCTGCATCTACACCTTCATTCCATTTAGATCTTTTACCACAAGTAAAACATTCGCAATACCCATTTTTATCTGCATCCTTAAGTCTAATATACTTACTAAATACAGTATCCAATTTTAGAACTACGCTAGATCTTTTTAATTTTTTAGGCATATAATTTTGTCATCTAAAAAAAAGCATTTTATTATACTATAGTAATACATAATACTATAGTAATAAATACTAATATAGTATTACTAATCCATACTATGAATTAAATTAGTTCCTAAATTTTCATCTATAGTTTTAATCTGCTTATAAATATACTTACTATCAGTTTTAACCTTAGTTTTTTCTGATTTCCTGCTGTCTATCCCTAAATTTGTGTATTGTATTGCATCTAGCTGTAGTAAATCATCTGTTCTCTCTTTAACAGTTCTCTGAAAGTCTTTAGCTATTTTTTCGGCAAGTAATCTTATGGTCATTTCTTCTGACATTGTTGTAAGTGTTTAAAAATTAATAAAGTAAATATAGGGAATTTATTATCGTCCCTGTCCTCGATATTTTTTTTTGTAGTTTTTGCTACTTTTCAGGGAACTGTTCTTAGTCTTTGAGTGAACGTTTTTCCTTTTGATACTTTTTTTAACGTAATTTGTTACTTGTATCTTAGCCATTACCGATGCTTGTTATTGCCAAATACTTTTTCCACACCTCTTGAGCCAAAATAACCTCCTATAACGATAGATAATAATCCTGTGATACTATCTAATGGATAGCCTAAATACCATCCAACAACGTAGCTTACAGTAAGAAATACAAGTGTTAATGGTCTTACATTAGAAGCTAACCAAGATCCTGATCTAGCATCTGCAACCCATCTTCTAGTTGTACCATCTATTTCTGCTCTTTCTATATCAAGTTTTTTAAGTGCTACTTGCTTATCTTCATCAGACATTTCAGAACCACCAATAATAGCTTGAATTACATTACCTGCTAAAGTATCACCTGCTACAGCCTCTACTACATTAGGTATCTTATTAAGTAAGAACTGTCCTACTTGGGTATCTTTAAACTTCTTTTTTGGTTTAGACATAACGTACTTCCTACTGTATTAGTATGTCCAGACAGAGTTAGGTTTGGAGTCATCGGTGTCGCAATGTATAAAGGTTTTGGCAACTCCAATCCTTTTAAATCCTGCTTTGATAAGGGCGTTAAGGATAATGTATCTTTCACTCCCACTTCCAACAGCAATATCTGCTGCGACTCCAATAAGGTGTGATGAGTTTGGCACTCCACCGACTTGTTCGTTATGCTCTTTTGTTCTGTAACCACTTGTGATTTTAAAGGATATACCTGCAATGTCTCTGGCGTGGTCAAGTTTGTAAAGAAAGTTACTATCCATATTCTTACCTGAATCAGGAAGAGAAGGACAGTCAAATTCCGATAAAGAAAAGTAATTAAGATTCATACAAATATAGCGTATAATAGTTTCCAAATAAGGAAGAAAGCTACTACACTAACAAAGATAGTTTTACCTCTATGAAACATACCTCTATCCCAATTAGTGATATACCAATCCTTCACCCAAGCTACCGCTTTGTTATAATATTCTTTTATCATAATTATTTATTTAAGTGGCTACCATCACAATACCCATTAGGGTTGTTAGTACATCCACATTTACATTTAGGTTTATTTTCCATTTTTCGGTGGGTTATTTTTATCGTCAAAATCCATTGCTGCCTTTAAGATAATCTTATCCATCATATTGTCTTGGTTCTCTAACATCTGCTTTTGCAAATTTATAACCATACCCTCTAAATTATCTTTAGCTGCTACTAACATCTCTATTTGATGTTCTTTCTTCTCTAAACTCTGTTTAAGAGCGTTTATATCATCAGGCTTACTACCTGTTATAGTAGCTACTGTAATACCAATACTCGCACTAATTGTTCCTATCAACATCATTACAACCTCTTTGTTCGTGTCTAATACAGGAAATTGTATTAAAGTAACTATAAGACCAATTACAAACAGGAATATAAATAAACTTCCTACGTAACTTCTTATCTCTCTCGCTACTCCGTTTTTAGGTAACTTCATTTTAACTTTTTACTAATTGATATTACTGTGTACCCTATTGCCAATACAAGCGATATTGTCTGAAGATAAGGATTAATCTCTGTTATTGATATAGCTAATGCTATTGCGTTGAATCCGTATATCTTCAATTGCTCCATTACTTAATTGCTAAATAGATGTAGGTTTCTCCACTACCATTCCATCCTGAATTACTTGTTGATAATTGAAACCCATCGCTTAAAAAACTAAATCTACCTGCATATGTAGTGTCAGCATTAGATAAGTTAGGAAACAATACAATATCTTTTCCTCTTGAAGTATCGTATATCATCCAATTATCTGATAAGGATGTCGGTTTAAGTATTACAAATCTTGGAGCAAATTCTGTTGTAACTGATAATGTCCCTCCATTCCCTGTATAACTCCCTATCTTCTGATAGCCTGTAACAGAGTGGAAGCAGTAGGCGATGAAAGGACTACTACTTGCATTTGAACTACTACTCACACCAACAGTAAAAACAGTTGAAGTAGGAGCAACTCCCACATCAGCTGGATAACCAAACAAACTACCTGTACCACTTTCACCTCCTGTAGAATTTAATTCCATATGTTTTCCTGTTCCCATAGCAGTATGGTAAACTATCCAAGGGTTTGTTGAATTTAATCTTTTTAAGATAATCATTTCAGGAGCAGAAGAAAGTCCGTGTCCTATCGTATTGTTTACAGCTAATCCTGTACCTGTATACTTAACAATGCTAAACCCTGCCTCTGCATTTACACTTACTATACTATCTATATCACCCTCTGTGTTTATCTGTGGGAGGTTGTCATCGTGGTCTCCTGCTTTCCAAGCCCAAGCAACGTAGTCTATTCCATTACGATTTACGTCAAAATAAGGAAAAGATGAATTTGTCCCTGCACCTAAATGAAATCCATTAGAATTATATTGAGTAACTGCTCCTTGATAAGTAGATGTTTCTTCAGCGTAGGTTTGGTTGCCATATAGTGCATAACCACCATTGCCAAATCTAACACTGTCAAATAAAGAATGATTAGCCGAACCCTCAACAGGGTCTGCAGTTCTTGCTTTTATCCATACAAGGTCAGGTTTGAAGTCTAATAAAATATCTCTATCATTTCCATCTCCTGTCCAAGTAACAACATCAAAGCTATTTTCTACTGTCGGAGTTGTAGTATCAGGGTCTGCTGCTATAGCTAGATAGATGTATTGTCTATTAGCACCGTTTAAAGCGGTGTCATTTGTTTCTAATTTAAAGCCATTAGATAAAAAAGTAACTCCATTACCAGTACCTAAAGATGATTCTTCGTGACTATCTTGAGCGTCTAAAAAAGCATTGTTATTCACAGGAGCGTGTCTTTTGTTATCTGCTATTAACCATCTGTCTCCCTGTAATCCTTTAATCATTATCCACGCAGGTTCAAATCCTGTTTCAACTATAGTACCATTAGTAGAACCATTTCCTGTATAAGAACCGACTTTTTGGTATCCGTCTACGCTGTGGAAGTTGTAATTTATATGTCTTGAACTTACACCAATATTAAAAGAAGAACTACCTAAATCAATTTTACTTGCATCTACT